GAGAGAAAAAGGCTCGCCTTGATTCTGAAAATCGCCTGGTAATACGTGTGCGCACTTAAACCGCACGCTTAATTAACCGCATATGCACGTAAAAAAGGGGGAGTTATCGTCCCAGGTCAGGCTTGTTAGCCGTCCAGGAAGTCCTCCAGCTCCGATTTCTCGGTCGCCGTGCCCTTCAGCCACTTCATAATGTGCCCGAAAAGCGTGCTGTTTTCCGCAACGAGCTGATGTCGCACCGTGAGCTGGGCTTTCGTGGCCGTGATGTCCAATTCGCCGCTGTCGACCTCTTTTTGAATGGACTCGATCTTCTGCTTGTTCCACATGTACGTCTTCAGCTCGGCGAGCACGAACTCCTTCTGCGCGGGGTCGAGGTTCTTCGCCTGCGCCTTGACGTTTTGCTCGAGATTCGTCTGAGTTGCCATTACAGCCTCACCACGTTCCCTTCGTCATCGAATCCCACCCTCGGCTCCTCTGGCGGGTGCCCGTTCAGCGCCCCGATGCCCAATAGCTGATGCACCTCGGTATGGCACTCGTGGCACAGCGCAACCAGCCTGTCGGGGTTCAGCGCGATGTCCGGGTCCTCCACGTTGAAGTCGTTGAGCGGTATCCTGTGATGCACGACCTCCGCTGGCACGACCTCGCCCTTCTCGGCGCACCTCTCGCACAGCCCGTGCGCCCTGTCCCAGACCTTGCCGCGAACCTTCCTCCATGCCGCGCTCTTGTAGAACGGCTTGAACTTCTCGGAGTCCCGCCAGGTCCTACTCATCTTCGAGCCTGTTCATCGGCACGCGGTAGGTGTCCTTGCCGATGAGCGTTATCGCGCACACCGACTTCCAATCGTAGTCGCCCGTTGTCGCCTTCACTAGCCACGCGCACTCGGGGCCGCAAGTGTCGGGGTGGTCGAGCGCCGCCATCCTGAACGGGCACCTCATCGCTGCCCCTTGAGATTTGCAGCGTATTCCGACTCGAACCTCTCATAACAGGCGTTGCAGAGGTGGAAGCAGTTCTCCTCCAAGTTGTCGAACATGGGGTTCGTGACCCAGATCGCCCTCATGGCGCCGACGCCTACGTCCGTTATCATCCCGCACCTGTCGCATATCAAAGCCTTGGTCATACGGCCTCCGTCCTCACATGCCCGCACTTAACTTTCGGGCTCACGTACACGTTGAACTTCGCGCTCCTTGCCTGCTGGCAGAACCAGTAGTCCTCTCCAAGGCAGTTGCCGCTCGGATAGTCCTCGAACTTGAACCAGGGGTGGGGGAGCCGCTCGAACACCTGCGTGCGGACGATCGCGCAGCCCATCCCGCAGCCCTTCACGTCGACCAAGTCGACGCCCTTGTCCGCGAGCTCCTCCATCTCCTCGACGGTGTAGCAGTCGCCCCAGCCGCCCTGGACCTTCTTGGCGACGTTCGTCTCGAGCGGGTCGGTTCCCCTCGGATACCAGCCAGCGCAGATGTCGAGTCCTATCAGCATCTCCAGGGCGTTCTCCGGCACGACCACGTCCGAGTCGACCATGAACAGGTAGTCGCACTCCCGCCTCAACGCCTCAAGTGCCATGAGGTTGCGTGCGTACGCGATTCCCCAGCCTTTGACGAAGTGGTGGACAAGCTCGTGGCCGCATGGGTCGAGGTTGCGCAGGGCCAGGTCGGTCTCCGCCCTCACGTACCCTTCGAGCATGGGTGTGGAGACGAGCACCCTAGCCATGCTTCCTGACCATTTCCTCGTGGCGGCGCATGACCTCGTCCCAGGACATCTGGCGGTAATGCTGCACCAGCGGCTCCTTGCGCCACACCTCGGTCCTGATGGCTGCGTAGTGCTGGATCCTCACGAGGTTCGTGCGGTCGGTGAACTTGGTCGCGTTGTACTCGGAGGGCATGTCGTGGATGTGGCCCTGGCAGAGGAAGGAGAACACGTCCTGCTCGATGTTCACGTAGGTGCGCCAGTTGAGCGCGTCTACCACTTCCTGCGCCTTGCCGTCCCTCAGCTTCTCCAGGTTGTACAGGGTGACGCCGGTGTTGCAGTAGAGCATGCCCTTGTAGCAGGCGATGTCCTCCCTGGACGCGGAGAAGTAGCAGTCGTCGATGGGCATGTCCCAGATGTCAGACACGTCCTTGCAGCAGATGGTGTCGACGTCAAGGGAGAGGATGCGGTCGATGTGCGCAAGCTCGGGCATGAGAGCCAAGGCCGCACGCATGAGCGAGAGGTAGGAGAACTTCGAGCCCATGTTGGGGGAGTCCTTCGGGAAGAACTTCTGGTCAGACACGTCGATGATGGTGAAAATGTCTTCTGGGAGATAATAGTCGTAGTCGCCCTCTGTCAAGAAAAACACCTGGTCAACATTTGAGTTTGCTACGAGCGATTTTCCTGCGCTCGCCATGTCTCCATACAGGTTGGTTGAGCCAGAATAAAGTGCGTACTTCATATTGCCCCCTAAAAGCTAATTAGTTTGATTCCTGTGATTTGATTGCAGAAACAAGGAATGGCGCAGCCGGACGAACCCGAACTACGCCATTCTCCAAACCATGCCATTCCAAGCCGAGCTTTGCCGCACCGCACGGTGCCTGGGCATGCCTCGCCCCGCCTAGACAAATTGATTATACCATAGGCTATCATAGGTTCGCCTCGTACTCTTCCTTGTGGAGCATCATCGCGACGTAGGCGCACAGCTCTGCCATGAAGCCGTCGATGCGGTTCTTGGCCTTGCCCTGCATCTTCACGGGCTGGATGTTCGCGTTCACGTCCGACTTGATGCTCGTGTTCATGCGGCACCACTCGTTGATCGGGTGGTGGTTGTCGACTATCAGGTCGCCAGCCAACTGCGCCCTGAACTGCTTCATCGGCTGGGAGAGCGTCTTGGGGCCCTGCCTGACCGCGATGCACCTGTCCTTGCCGACGTACTGCACCAACTGCTCCGCGTCCTGGCCGATGATGTGCCAGGGGTCGTAGCCTATCGCGAAGGTGTACACGTCGAGGTTCTGCTTGATTTCCTCGAGCCACTCGATGAACACCCGCTTGGGAACCGTGTTGCCTGGAACCGTGCGGAGAAGGCCGCGCTCCTCCCACAGGCGGTAGGGCACGTCGTCCCTCTCCCTGCGGTAGCCGTCTCCCTTCTGGAGCGCGTCCTCGGGGAGCCAGTACATCGACAGCTCGTATATCTTGGGGTCGTTCGGCCTCATCATCAGCATCTTCGCCGCCGAGAGGTCGGTGGTGTCGGAAGCGTCGAAGCCCGCTATCCCGTAGCGGAAGCCCATCTCGGACATATCGAACATCTCGTCGTTGGTCGCCTCGTCGAACGTGAGCCACGCCGCTGCCCTGGATTCGGGCATGTTGAAGTCCTTGGTCATGAGGGTGGGGAGGAACGACGGGTCCTGCATGCCCTTGTTGACGTTGTCGCTGAGTGCCTCCCATTTCTTTATCGTCCCAAGCCCGGGGTTTGCCTTGACCCAGCAATCTTCATTGAGCCATTCGGAGCGGTCGTCCAGCTCGTAGATGATGGGGAGCATGCGGTCGTCCTCTATCTTGCCGTCGAGGATTCCGCAGGCGTAGTTGTATTGGTCGTCGAACAGGTTCTCGCGCTCGAAGCCGTTGGTGGTGATGCAGAGCATCATGGGTTGATTGCGTGCGCTCATACCCTGCTTGAGCAGGTCGTATTGGTCGCGGTTGGTACAAGCTGCAAGTTCGTCGAATAGTGCGAAATGCACGTTGAGGCCATCGAGGTGTCTCGTCTGGTTCGTCAACGGCGTGATATATCCCATAGTACGGTCGCAGATGATCCCGTCTTCTCCACGGTCGGCGACAATTCCCTTGCGCACGAACTTCGACAGTTCACTCGACTGCTTCACCATCTTGATTACGGAACCATAGGCAAGCGACGCCTGGGCCTTGCTCGTCGCACATGTATAACATTCGGGGGCACCCTCTCCGTCAGCTATGAGCGCATAAAGCAAAAGCGCAGATGAGAGGCTCGTTTTCCCATTCTTCCTCGCAAGTTCCCAAAGTATCTCCTGATATTGTCTGTAGCCGTAGTCGTCTATGAATCCATACGCCGTCTGAATCATTGCCACCTGGAATGGCTCAAGCACGAACGGTTCCCCGATCTTGCCTGCTGGCAGCTTGCAGAATCTTGATATAAAAGTACACGGCCTGTTTCCACGGTCGTAGTCGAAATGCCAACCCTTGTATCCATCCTCGATGCGTGGGAGCATCATGTCGGCGAGCTGCTTTATACGCTTGCCGGCGGTCACGCGTCCGTCGAGCACATCTATGAAATACTGCACGCACTCTGGCTTACTGGGCATCGGCGAATCTCCATCCGTAGCCATACGCCGTCGACTGCACTCCATGAAGTGCTTTGGATATACCCGTCCCATCCTTGCCGACCCATTCGATTGCTTCGGCGATGCGGTCGAATCTTTTGACGATGTTACCGTCTGCGTCGATAGCAACAATAGGGCTCCACAGCTCCTTGCGCACATAAGGACGTCTATTGGACATTTGAACGCTGTGAGTTGTCCAGCGGCAGTTGCTAGGCTCGTAGTTGCCGTTGACGTCGATTCGGTCAAGCGTCAGCTCTTCGCTGTAGCCGTTCTCCATCGCCCATTCTTTGAAGGTAGGATAGTCATGCCATTCGTCGCAGACCGAGATTCCTCTCGCACCGTAGTTCTTGTACGCGGTGTTGTTGGGGTTCTCGCAGCGTTGTAGCATAGCGGTCCATCTTTTGTAGAGCTTCGACCTGCTGTCTCCGTGAATCGAGCGTTTCAAGCCAGCGGCCTTGTCGCGTTGCGGTCTTTGACAGCCGCAATGGCTTCGCTCGTGAAGGCTGCTGCCTTTTCTGACACACTCGGAGCCGCAGTCGCACTTGCAGAGCCATCTGCGGTGACCGAGGTACTCGACGGCCACGAGAGACCCGTATCTCTGTCCGGCTCTGTCAATCCACTTAGGCATTGTTTGCACGCTCCCAGTGCTTGCAGTCCTCGGCGAACGGGAAGAACATCTGGCCCTCGTTGATCTCGCAGCTCACGATACGGTTGCCATCATCGTCCCTGGACTCGTCGGCCTTGTGCATGCAGGTGTCGCAGTTCCTCTCCATCATTGCTCCTTCTCGCTGAGCTGGGCAAACAGGTTCGCTGCGATTCCATTGTTCGCCTCGACCAACTGGTTCCTCTCGGAGACCAGCGTCGACCTCTGCGCCAGCTTGAGTTTTTCCTGCTCGGGGTTGGCGAGCATCTGCACGTCCATCATCCCGACTTTGTCGTCGATCTCGGCAATCCTCGCCTTGTTGCGCTTGAAGTCCGAGAACTGCGACATGACCAGATGCCGCTGCACTTCGTTCAAGCCCTCGGCCTGCCTCTCCACGGCCTGTTCAAGTTTGCTCTTGGTAGCCACTCGGCTCCTTTCCCCAAACTGCCCGGTTTTCGCCCGAAACCGCCCCGCTTGCGAACGGGGGCCTATTCGACTGTCAAAGACCTCATACTTCGAGGGGAGTGTACCATAGAAAGGACACCTAGCAAGCCGTGGGAAAGATTCTCGACAAATTGCTCGGACGCGACACCCAGCGCCCGATTGCCACATACGAGACGGTCGGCTCCAGGCCCTACACATACGGCTGGAACGGCTCGATGTACCAGCAGGTTCTCGTCCGCTCGGTCATCGAGCGTTTCGCAGTCGCCTGCTCGAAGCTCAAGCCCGAGATACAGGGCTCGGCGCGGCCGAGAATCCGCAGGGCCATCGAGACGTCCCCAAACCAGTTCCAGACGTGGCCGCAGTTCCTATACAGGTGCGCCACGCTCTACATGAACAACACCACCGTCTGCGTGGTCCCCGTCTACAAGCCAGGAACGAGCATCCAGAGCGGGTTCTACCCCGTGCCCCTGTCCGAGGCCGAGGTCGTCGAGCACAAGGGCGAATACTGGCTCAGATGGTCGACCAGGGACGGCGACCGCAGGGCGATCGAGCTGAAGAAGGTCGCCGTCGTCACGCGCTTCCAGTACGTGAGCGACTGGTTCGGAGACGGCAACATCCTCGCCAATACCCTCTCGATGCTGAAGGCGCAGGAGGACGCGCAAAAGCAGTCCATCAACGACACGGCTCAGGTCCGCTTCATCGGCCAGCTCAACGGCCAGGTCAGGGAAGAGGACATGCGCAAGAAGCGCGACCGCTTCGCCCAGGACAACCTCTCAGGCGACAACGGCACGCCGCTCATGGTCTACGACAACACGTTCGCCTCCATCGAGCAGCTCAAGGCCCAGAACTGGACCATCCCGTCCGACGAGATGGAGCGCATCGAGAACAACGTGTTCGACTACTTCGGCATCAACCGCCGAATCCTCCAGAACAACTACGACGAGAACGCATGGGACGCGTACTACGAGGGGTGCATCGAGCCCTTCGCTCTGGCATTGGGCGAGGCGCTGTCCCAGGCGACGTTCACCATGAGGGAGCGCCCCACGAACCGCATCATGTTCAGCTCGAACCGGCTCGAGTACGCGGCGGCTTCCTCCAAGCGCAACATCAACAAGGACATGTGCGACCGAGGGATCATGACACTCAACGAGGCGCGTGAAATCCTCCAGCTCCCCGCCATCGAGGACGGCGACGTTTTCATCTTACGCGGCGAGTACAAGGTCGGTCACACCTTCGAGGAAATCTTCCAGGCCCAGCAGGCCGCAGCAGCCGCCAAGAACGGTCGCGTTTCCAGCCCAGACGAGGACAGGGACGGAATCGAGGGCGACACCATCAGGGGCGACTCGGACGGCTACGGCTCGCCTGGTGACACCGATACGGGAGACGTCACATCCACCAACCAGGACCGCTGGTCCGAGAACGCGTCTTAAGGAGGCGCACCATGCCTGTGAAACCAGAAGAGAGACAGTACCGCATGATGGCGATGCCGCTCACGGCGTTCGCGGACACCGAGACCGTCACCGACGAGGACGGTTCCGAGCGCACCGTTCCAAGCAACCGCTTCAACAGCGAATACTACGTGGAGGGCTACGCCACCACGTTCGAGGACCCCTACGTGCTGTTCGAGGACTACGACGGCTGGAAGTACGTCGAGATCATCGACCGCCACGCACTCGACGAGTGCGACATGTCCGACGTCATCTTCCAGTACGACCACGAGGGCAGGGTCTACGCACGCAACACGAACAACACCCTCCACTTCGAGCCCAACGACCACGGCCTGTTCATCGCAGCCGACCTCTCCAAGACGAGCCTCGCACGCCAGATGTACGAGGACATCCAGGTCGGCAACGTCACGCGCATGAGCTGGGCTTTTATCCCGTCCGAAGAGGTCTACACCGAGGACAGGGAGAACAAGGTCTTCACCACGCGGATTACCCGCGTCAAGAAGATGTTCGACGTCTCGGCGGTTAGCTACCCCGCAGACCCGAACACGGAAATCAGCGCACGCAACCTCGTCAACGGAGAGATCGAGGCACGGCGGGAGCGGGAGTCGCTCCAGCGCGAACTTGACCGCAAGCGCAAGGAGATTGCGATGCGGGCCAAGAGCATGTCTATCAGATTCGACAGATAGGAGAAGTCATGGACTTCACCGCAATGGGTGCTCGGGAGTACCGCTCCCTGAACGCCGACCAGTACGAGGAGCGCCGCTCGCTGGTCCTGTCCCTGGCAGAGGAACTGCCCGAGGACGCGACCGAGGAGCAAATCCGCTCCATCGACGAGGAGCTCGGCTTCATCAAGGCCGAGGACTCCCGCCGCGACGCGATGACCGAACTCCGCAACCACAAGGCAGCCGAGGTAATCGGCGGAGCGGGCGAGGTCGTCGGCACCACCGAGCAGAAGGAGATTCGTGTGAAGAAGGACATGTCCCTCGGCGGGCGCGTCTGGGAGGAGATGCAGGAGCGCGGCATCAAGCGCGACGAGCGTTTCCAGATTTCCGACGTGGCATTCCGCGCCTACAACGACGTCCAGACCGTCGGTGAGCTCGACGGCGAAGCGTCCCCGAACTACTACGACTACGCGCTGACGCAGGTCGACCTGGAGATCAAGGAAGGCTACCGCCGCCCCATGACCATCTGGGACCTGTTCAACCACGAGACCACCGACAAGGACTCCGTCACCTGGTTCGTCGAGGGTGCCCTCGACGGTGACGCCGCGATGACCGCCGAGAACGGCGCGTTCAGCCAGCTCCACGTCAACGACCCCGTGGCCGTCACGGCTCCGCTGAAGAAGGTCACTGCCCTCTGGAAGCAGACCGACGAGATCCTGTCCGACGCCCCGCGCTTCGTGTCCCATGTGAACGCACGCGCTGGCTACCGCCTGGACTGCGTCGTCGAGGACCAGCTCCTCGCTGGCAACGGCTCCAGCCCCAACCTCACGGGCCTCGTCAACGTCAGCGGCATCGGCTCCGCCTCCGCTGAGGCGTTCAACATGGCCTTCATCGAGTCGCTGCTCGACGAGCGCACCAAGATTCGCAAGGCAACGCCGAACTTCAACGTCGACACGCTGCTCCTGGCAGACGAGGACTACGACGCCCTCATGAAGCTGAAGAACAACGCCGACCAGTACGTCCTCGGCGGCCCGACTGGCTTCGTCTACGGCCAGGGCGTTTCCATCGGCAAGAACCTGTGGAACACCATCACGATGGTCCCGACGCCCGCCCTCACCAGCGGCACGGCCATCCTGGGCGCCTTCAAGGCTGGCGCAACGGTCTACGAGCACGTCACCGGCCGTCGCTTCGACGTCGGCTACGACGGCGAGGACTTCAGCCACGGCCGCGTGAGCTTCCGCGCCTACCAGCGCCTCTGCCTCGCAGTCGAGTACCCGGCCGCGTTCACCAAGTACACGGTCGGCGGCGGCCTGTCCGCTTAAGGAGGACCGATGAGAGTCACCGTCCTGATGGACTTCCACGACATCGCCAAGAACGTCGACCGCAAGGCTGGCGAGGAGTACGTCGTGACGAAGGAGCGTTTCGACGAGGTCAACGCAGTCGGCATGGAGAAGGTGGGCTCGCCCATCCTCGCCGAGTCCGAGCGCACCGACCCCATCGGCAAGCAGACCCCAGAGTCCCGCGCCAAGAAGGCAAGGAAGGTGGCTAAGTGACGCTCCTCGCGGACATAAAGACCGCCCTGCGCATCAAGACCGATGCCCTCGACTCCGAGGTCGAGACCCTCATCGGCTCTGCCCTGTACGACATGTGGAGGGTGGGGGTCAGCCCTGCCCTCCTCGACGAGGACGCCCTCGACGACGAGCCCAACCTCTTCGTGAAGCAGGCCGTCACGGCCTACTGCAAGGCGCACTTCGGCTACGACAACGCCGAGGCCGACCGCTTCGACGACGCCTACCGCCGCATCGTGTGCGACCTCATGAACTCGTCCGAGAACATCGCGGCGAAGGAGGAAGCAGATGGCGAGGAGGCAGCGGAACAGGCCGCAGGACTGGGTTCCGTACCGCCGCAAGGGCAAATCGGCGGGTAGCTCGAAGGGGGGCAGGGGCATGCGCTTCAACGAGACGTGCGTCCTGGTCGCCAAGGACTACGAACCCGACGACGAGGGCGTGATGCTGGTCACAGACACGAGGACCGAGGTGTTCTGCAACCCGCAGCACGTGGGAGCGAACACCTGGTCGTCGATGTATGAGATCGGCATCTCCGTCGATGCGAAGCTCCAGGTCCGCTCCTGCGACTACGACGGCCAGCGCGACGTGTTCTACCGAGACAAGTGGTACTCGGTTGAGGTCGTCGACGAGCGCGGGGACTTCACCCTGCTCACGCTGCGCCACCAGAAGTCGGACTCCGACGACATGGAGGGCTCCGATGGGTAGGAACGCCTTCTGCGAACTCGACGGCTTTGCACGCGCCCTCGAAGAGCTTGTCGGTGACATCCCGCTGGCTTGCCAGGAAAAGGGCGGAGACGCGGTTGCGAAATGCGTCCGCAAGACTGCGAAGGATCTCAGGTCGGGAACCTACGGCTCCGCTGGCAAGCACGAGTGGTCCGAGAAGTACATGAGCGGTTTCTCGTCGCACGTCGACAGGGGACCCGAGACGGTAGGCGAGGTCGGGAACAAGAACAAGCCCGGTCTCGTCCACCTGCTTGAAAAGGGCCATCTCACGTTAACAGGGCGCAGAACGAACGCCTACCCGCACATGGCCCCTGCTTTCGATGCCATGTCCGAGGAGTTCGTCGAGGAATACAAGAAGGCAATCGGAACGGCGTTGGAGGGATAGATGTCGCACGCTGACGTCTACAGAGTAGTTTCGGAGTTCGTGCCGACCACCCACATGGAGTGGCCGAACGACTCCATCCCAGACCTTCCTATGGCCTGCTACTACGGCAGGGACTACTCCATCTCTGCCGACGACTTCCAAATCGCCGTAAGGCACCACTGGACGGTGGAGCTCTACGAGAAGCGTCGCGACGCGCAGTTAGAAACCAACCTCGCCAACGCCTTGCGAGAGGAGTTCGGCCAGGTCAACCGCGAGGAATCATACATCGAGAACGACAACGTCCTCATGGTCATTTTCACGTTCTACCAAATCGAAGGAGAATTCGATGGCTAACAAAATCCGCTACGGCCTGCGTAACGCAAAGTACGCGGTCTACAACGCCCAGTCGGGCACCTACGGCTCCCTGAAGGACATGAAGGGCGCTGTCTCCCTGAGCCTGTCCCGCGAGGGCGGCGACAGTTCCGACTTCTACGCCGACGACGGCATCTACTTCACCTTCGCCGGCACCAACGGCGGCTACTCGGGCGACCTCACCCTCGCCCGCATCACCGACGAAATCCGCGTCGACCTGCTCGGCGAGATCGCCGACTCCACCTCTGGCGTCCAGTTCGAGACCACTGGTGCACAGCAAATCCAGTTCGCGCTGGTCTGCGAGATGCAGGGCGACCAGAACCCCATCGGCTTCGTGTTCTACAACTGCGTGGCATCCCGCCCCGAGATTTCGGCGAACACGAAGAGCGAGTCGCCGTCCGTCGACACCGATGCCCTGAACATCCGCATCGCCGCACAGGAGTTCACCTACGACGGCAGCAAGCAGAACTTCGTCCAGGGCCACATCGAGAAGACGTCTGAGAACGCCACGAAGTACACGGCGTTCTTCAACTCCGTCGTCGTTCCTGGCGGCGGCCTGTCCGCTTAAGGAGGTCTGAATGTTCGAGGTTTCCATCGACGGCAAGCAGGTCAAGGCCGAGGTCACTTTCTACACGGCCTGGTTGTACGAAGCGGAGTTCGGCAAGGACCTCATCTCCGACTTCTACGGCGTGCAGGACCTCACGCCCGTCATCTCCGCCAACGACGACGAGTTCAAGGTCGACTTCACGAAGGTCAACTGGCTCGCCGCGACCCGCGTCCTCTGGGCTGCGGTGAAGACGGCGAAGGCCAGCACCCCCGCCTACGCGGAATGGATGAAGAAGACCCAGGGCGTCGACACCTGGACCGTCCGACAGAAGCTCGACGAGGCTATCACCGAATGTTTCTTTCGTGCCGAAGCTACCCGAGAGGAAACCTCGGAATAACGACGATTCCGACCCGCCGACCAGGCCGTATGCGAGGATGGCCCTCCACGGCCTCTCGGCGGGGCTCGAATGGCGCGACATGCGCAACATGAAGTACACGCACCTGACGCAGCTCCTATTTGAATGGGAGGACATGAACGGGGCAGACGTGGATGAAATCCACGATGCGACCCCATCAGACGTCATGGCGCTCACCAGGTTGTAAGGAGTAGATAATGGCCGATGCCTTCAGGGGGTTGACGATAAGGCTGGGCGCCGACTCGCGTCCGCTGAACCAGGCCATCAACTCCATCAAATCCAGCGCATCGCAGGCGCAGAAGCAACTCAGCGCCATGAGCAAGGCGCTGAAGTTCAACCCGACGAACATCGCCGCTATGGGGCAGCGCCTCGACCTCATGGGCGACAAGGCTCATCTTGCCGCTAGGTCGGTCATCTCCATCAAGACCGCGATGCAGCAGACGTCCGCCGAGACGAAAGAGCTTGCAGGCAGCACGAAGAACATCTACAACGCGGTCCAGAAGACCCGTACAGCGTACAATCACGTCAATGCGGAGCTTCAGCGTATTTACGACTCTGCTGCTCTCGTTTATGCGAGTGAACTCAAATCGAAAGATGCGACGCTCAAACATGCCGACGCGATGAAGATTGCTGTCGAGCACGTTCGTGAGCTTCGCAGCGCATACGACAAGGCCGGGGATGAGGCGAAAGAGCTTAACAGGCTCATCACTGTAGCCAACAGCCGCAACCTTGGCAAGATGTTTGACACGCAGGGTGAGCCCGAGAAGCTGCTCGCCATAGTGAAGAGACTCCGCGCTGAGCACAAGGCTCTTGCAGGCGAGACGTCGAAGCTCAAAAAGGCCGAAGGCTACAAGGCGATGGAGACGCAGCTTATCGCATGGAGGTCTGAGCTGAGGCAGACGGCGGCAGAGGCCGCACGTTTCCGCTCAGAATTCCACTCGCTGACTGCTGCGCCAGGAATCGCAAAGCAGACAGAGCGCATAGAGCGCATGGATGCTGCCCTCGAACAGGCGACCGCTTCTGCAAGGAAGATGGATGCTGTCTTCAAGAAGAACCCTAGCAGCATCGAACATGCGACGCAGAAGCTTAGAGCTGAGGCGATGGTCCAGGAAACCATCACGGACAAGCTCGAAGCCCAGAGGGCAATTCTTAGATCGCTCGACGGTCAGGTCGACAAGCAGGCGCTCGAGACCAAAAACATCTACAAATGGGTTTCACAGGCCGAAGATGCTTGGGCAAGGTACTCGCAGGCCGTCACTCTAGCAGAAGGCAAGGTGAACAAGCTCGAAGCCGAGATGAGGGAAGCCTTCATGGTCGGCGCGAAGGGGAGCAGGCCCCTTACGACAATTAAGGCTGATCTCGACAAGGCGAACGAGAAACTCGACAAGCTCAGGACGAAAGCAGCAAAAGCAGATAACGAACTCAAGAAGGCGAATGCGCACAGGGCATACCGTCAAGCTGCTGACGATGTGAGGGTGCTCGAATCAGAACTCAGCCAAGCTACGGCAAAGGCGTCGAGGCTCAGGAGCGTACTCGACTTCTCGAAGACCATTCGCACGATGGGCTACGGTCTCTACTCGACCATCACTCCTGCCATCATGATCGCTGGCCGATACGCCATCCAGTCTGCAAGGGACATCGACTCGGCCTATCGCGACATGCGTAAGACGGTCAACGGCACTGAGGAAGAGTTCCAGCACCTTCTCGATTCGGCTCTTAAGTTCTCGACAACTCATTTCACCACCGCCGAACAGATGCTTGAAATCGAATCCATCGGAGGCCAGCTCGGAATAGCAGCCACCGATCTCGAGGCTTTCGGAGAGACCGTAGCGAATTTGGATATTGCTACGAACATTGATGCTGAGACGGTTGCCGAGCAGCTCGGCAAGATGGGGTCTGTCCTCAATGTCACCGAAGACCAGTACGACAACTTCGGCGACGCTCTGGTCCGTCTCGGCAACAACATGCCCGTAATGGAGTCCGACATCATGACGCTGTCGACGCGCTTCATGGGTATGGGCAAGGTCGTCGGCATGAACGCGGACGAAATCCTCGGTTGGGCAGCTGCGGCAAGCGCAACAGGCCAGAAGGCAGAGGCGGCAGGCTCCGCTATGCAGAGGTTCATCTCGAAGATGGAGACCGCAGTAGTCGGAGGCGGAGAAACCCTCGAGCAATGGGCCTCCGTCGCTGGCATGTCGGCGCAGGAGTTCGCAGATGCGTTCAACAACAACGCAAGTACAGCGATGAAGGCGTTCGTCGACGGATTGGGAAGAATCCAAAAAGAGGGCGGCTCCGTAAACCAGGTGCTACAGGACCTCAAGATAAACAACGTCCGAGACAAGCAGCTCCTCGAAGGTCTCGCCATGCAGGCGTACAACGCTGGCGACGGCATGAGCCTCCTCGGGTACGCACTGAAGCTGTCATCCGACGCATGGAACGGTTTCGCGACGGAGACGAAGGACGGCTCGATAGAGTACGCTGGAGACGCGGCGCGTGAGGCTGGCAAGAAGGCCGAGGGCTTCTCCGGCCAGGTCCAGGAGATGATAAACACCGCACAGCTCCTCTCGACGGAGCTCGCGCAGGGCGCCCTCCCGTATATCATCGCGCTTAAAGATGCGTTCCAAGGACTTGCAACCGCCTTCTCCGCGTTGCCAGATAGCATGAAGACGTTCATCGTCGGCGCAACAGGTGCGCTTGCCTTGGTCGGACCACTTGCTGTCGGGTTCGGCGCCGTCGGAGCTGCTGTCGATTCACTCATGGAGGCGTTCACGGCTGCGACGGCGGCAAGAACGCTTGCTAGGGCGGCTGCTGGCGTTGGTCCGCTTGAGAAGGGCCTCGCCCAGATTGCCACCATATCTCCGAGGGCAGCAAGCGGTCTCGAGACGGTCGCCCTCATGGCGATGGACGTTGCTCCAGCGGTTCTCGCGATGGCCCCTGCTATCGCTGCGGCTGCGGCGGTTCTCGCATTCCTGGTAACCGACATTTCCAAGGCCGCTGCAAATGCCGACAACTTCAACAAGTCGGTCAGCGGCTACTCCGATGCAATCAAGGACAGTCTTCCTGGTCTCGAATCGAGCGCCGGAGGCTTTGACGGCCTCGCTTCGTCGGCGAAACATGCCCAGGTCAACCTCGACAGCCTTGCCAAATCGCAGGCAGAGGCACGTGAGGCAATCGTCGAGCGCAACAGGCAGGCGCAAGACGAGATAGCCGAGCTCTCTGCAGCGAAATCGGTCATCGACAGGTATCTGAACAAGAGCCTCGACCCGAGCGAGGCGGCCCAGTTCAGGGCTGCCGTCGAACGCGTTAACGAGGTGTGCGGAACCAACTATCAAGTCGTCAACGCCGCTGCTGGCGCCGTCCGCGATGAAAAGGGCGCTTTGCTCGAGACCTGCGGCGCAATCGACGAGTACATCAACAAGAAGCGCATCGAGATTCAGCAGCAAGCTCTCTCGGCAGACTACGCCGACGCGCACGCGGCGGAGCGCGAGGCGTACAAGGCGATGATTTCGCAGCTCGCCACGTACAACGACCTCAAGGAGAAGGAGGCGGCAGCCAGGAAGAGCGGCGACGTAGAAAGCGCCGACTACTACGCTGGACTCGCCGAGGATGCGGGCGATTATTACGACAAGCTCCACGCCATGCACAGCGAAGCCGAGAAGGGCGAGGAGGCCATCGCGAAGCAGATGGCTGCGACCGCCGAGGCTGCTGAAGGCGAGGCTAAATCCATAGAGACGATTGTCCGCGCAAACGACAAGTGGATGGACTCGTTCAAGGCGATCTACGGCGACGACGCATGGGCGACCAGCTTCGACGGGTTCATCTCCGCGCTCAACGAAGTCGGCGTAAAGCAAGACCAGCTCGCCGAGATGGCTCCCGAGGACATCGCCAAGGTCGTCGACGCCTACTCCCGCACGGAGGACATCAAGGCCGCACTAGACTCGGTCGGCATCTCCGTCACGGGTCTCGAGGAAAAGGTCCGCTCAGGCTTCGAGGCTGCTGGACGGGACTTCGACTACTACGTCGAGCAGCTCGGTGGAAACACCGAGGCAATCGCCCAGGCGTTCAACAAGGCCGGTGGCGCTTCTGCGGTGTTCGCGAACGTCACCGAAGAGCAGATTGCCGAGGCCCTCACGTCAGCAGAGGGAAATGTCGACTCGTTCATCGCCAAACTCCAGGAGTTCAGCGAGCAGAACGCGGCAGAAGCCGAGGTCAACGTCACGGCCGACACCAGTGAAGCAGAAGCAGATATTGCTGAAGTGGCAGACGACGTCAGCAGCATCCCAGACGGCGAGGTCAACATCGACGATGGCGATGTTGTCACAACTGACGACGAAGTTCTCCAGCTCGGCGACGACGTCGAGAGCATGCCCGACTCCAAGGACATCAACATCACGGTGTCAGGTGGCGCCGAGAGCGCACTCAGCAACATCTACTGGTACCTGACCAACATGCCGACGAGCAAGGAAGTAACCGTCACGACCCACGAGGTAAAGGACGCGAAGGGTGGCTTCTACGCCCTCCATGCCGCAGGCGGCCGCTTCAAGCTCCACGGCTCTGGCAGCTTCATCACGAGCGGCCCCACCGTCCTCGGCTCGGACAGGTACGGCTACGTCCCCATCGAGAACCGCCGCTACCTAGAACCGTACGCCCGCGAAATCGCCGGCATGATTGGCGGCGGCGGAACCACCAATTACTACATCACTCTCGACTACAAGGCTGGCGACGACGCCAACAAGATATTCACCGACTTCACCCGCATGGTGAAGATGCAGTCAAGATTGGGGGCATAAATGGGCGACAGCTACACAGACCGCGATGACATCATCAGCGCACCGACTGGCAGGCCCACCAACCTTGCACTCAAGCGCAACGGCGAGACAATGGAACTCACGTTCGCAATCCCGCTGTACCTGCGTTCGTCAGACTACTACGGCAAGACGATCACGTTCATCGACGCCGCATGGTCGTTCAACGCGTCCACGAACATGGACACGCGATGGAAGGAGGTTCGCGAAGGCTATGGGCACACGATAGCCGACCGTCTCTGGATTCGCGACCTCGGCACCTCTGCGTCGAGCCATTCGCAGGACTTCGAGCGCGATAGGTACTCTCCCGTAACTCCTGGAAGATACCTCAACTCGGTAGACGCCTGGGTGATGATAAACGACTTCGCAGACGCCGGAACCGATGCAGCGTCGTTCGCCCTTTTCTCGAAGGCCAACACCAAGGTCAGGTACAATTTCCGACCGCCCCTCGCTGGCGTTTGGGGTGAGCCTGAGTTCGACGCCAGCGACAACGAAGTCACCTGCTCGTTCGAGTGCAACGAGGACCTGTGGACGCCAGACGGGGCCGACCGCGAGAGGTACGACACGCATTGGCAGGTGTTCCGCAAGGACAACATCAACGACGAGTTCAAAAGCGAGTCGGTCATAGCCGAGAACGCTGTGACCGACGACTCCTTCACTGTCAGCAGCGGTGCGATTGCAGGTGCGAACTCCCTCGCGTACAACCAGTGGATCGACATCCATTTCAGGGCGAGGTGCAGGGGCATTGCAGGCGAGTCCTACGAAACGCACGTGATGTACACCATCGCGCAGCCGCCGAAGGCCACCGTCCAGGAAACGACGGTCGACAAGGGCAAGGGGACCGTGACGGTGCGCATCAAGACCAACACCAATGCGTACCATCCATGCGACACAGTCGAGCTTTACAGGCTCGCCGACACGACCATCTGGACCGTCGCCGCTGCAAAGCAAGTTCCAACGAGCAGTTGGACCCTGGCCGCAAGCTCGGCTGACTCCCAATGCTCGGGGCTTGTCGACCAGCTCTCAGAAGCCCAGCCCAGCCGTGACCATTACACGTTCTACCGCGTCAAGACCACGAGATGCGGCTACGAGCAATGGTCTGAGCCGTTCAGGGCAAAGGAACTTGAAAAGCTCGGCTCTCCTGTCGACGACGACATCGTCCAAATCTACTCCGTCACACCGCAAGTCGACGGCACCTCGCTCAAAGTGGTCATGGGATGGAACTATTACGGGTCCGATGGGCACAGGGATGATTCGAACGGCACCGAGGTCTCGTGGTCGAAGTACGAGGACGCGTGGCACTCAACCACCCCGCCGAGCATCTACGACCTGGACGACTCGCTGAGGGATTCGTCATCCCAGGTGCCAGGAAAGACCTCGTCGGCGTTCCTCGTCATTCGCGACCTCGAGGAAGGGATTCCGTACTACATCAAGGCACGCCGCTACCAGGACAACGTGGACAACAGGATATACGCGCTGAACTACGCGACTGCCCCCGCTGCATCATATCCGATCTCACCGACCATCGAGGAGGTTGGCGTCCACCTCACGGGGCCCCAGTACGTCAAGAGGGGAGATGGGCTGACGCTCACGTGGACCATCGACTCAGACAAGGAGCAGGTGAAGTGGAACCTCTACAGACAGTGGGAGGAGGATGGCCCAACCCCGCAAATCAGGAGGCAGCTCGTCCACCGAGGGAACGACCAGTCGGGTACAGCCGTCCTGCCCGCATGGAGGATGCGATACCTCGACTCTGCCACATTCGTCGTCTCCGTCCTAATCGGGAGCACGTGGTCCGAGTCCGACCCGTTCACGGTCATCGTCGCAGACCCGCCGACTCTGGATGTCCTGGCGAACGTGTACTTCGGAAGTCAACCGATAGCGTTCCAGTGCATCAGCAACTCGACGAACGTTGACATCATATCGAAAATCGTTGCGTGCGGGACGTCTTCTGGCACCCCAGATGGCGAGCTCGTCCAGGTAGAGGGCGACGTGCTGTGGTCGGAGAAAATCAGACCGACGTCATGGACGCCGTTCGATACGAGGTTCATGACGTCATACACGATTCCGACCAAGCTCCCGTTTGTTGACGGAGCACGCTACATACTCGCATGCACGGTGGTCGATCGCACGACTGGGCTCTCGTCGAAAACCGTGAGCGAGCAGTTCGCAATCGATTGGGACCACAAGGCATCACCTCCTGACCCCGACTCAACAATCACGACAGACATTGCGAACCGCTCGGTCAGGGTGCATCCAATTGCTCCAAGCGGAGCAGCGAACACCGATGTGTACGACTTGTACAGGGTCACGAACGACTCCGTCGACCTCATCGCCGAAGGGCAGCTCTTCGGCATCGACGCAATTGACAGATACGCGCCGTATTCGAGGACCATGGGCCTCATGTACCGAATCGCGACCCGCACAGCCGAAGGCGACATCCAGTGGGCGGACTTCGTGTACGACATGCCTGTCGGGGTCATGTGCTTCGATTGGAGCAATGGCAGGCACCTCGAACTGCCATACAACATCGCGCTGCAGGACTCGTATGAGAAGAACTACGAGAGCCATCAGCACATGGACGGCTCGGTATCTGGACACTGGAACCCAGGCTTCAACAAGACAGGCACGTATTCAACGGACATCATCAAGATTCGGGATGCAGATCAGGTCAGACGCGTGCGCGAGATGGCGACCTATCCAGGTCCCGTGTTCGTGCGAACCCCCGATGGCGGAGCATTTGAGGCAAACGTCACGCTCGGCGTCGACACGACATACTCGAGCGGGGCAGTAGGCGTGTCACTCAACGTCAATGCGCACACGATGTCCGATGCGTTCATGCTCGGTGCCGACGACTTCGACGATACGTCGGAGACGGGAGAATAAATGGACTTCACGCAGTCATACTCAGTCGAATGGCGGTTGGTCCACGTCAACAAGGACACGTGGGCAGACGGCTCCCCCGTGGGGACGGTGTCCTCCGTCTCGATTGAGAGGTCTGCCGACGAGGAAGTGCCGCTGCTCGAATCAGCCAGCTTCGAGGTCCAGATACCTCTCGGCCAGGAATGGGAGAACGGCTGGTATCGGTTCGAGGGGCTTTTCGAGCAGGAGGGCGGAAGCGAACGCATTGCGATGGGAACCTTCCTTGTGGAAGCGGCCTCTGACAAGGTCGATTTCGGCACCCAGTCATCAACGATGGACGGCTGGTCGGTGCTGAAACCCGCCGCTGACGTCTACATGGCTGTCGGCGATTACGTCCCGCAGGGAGTTGACGGCGCGGCATATGCAGCCGACCTGCTCTCGCAGTCGATCATAGCGCCAGTCTCCGTATCTGGCAGCTTCACATTGGGCGATCCGATTGTGTACGGCAAGGACTCGTCTGTGCTCAAGGTCGTATGGGACCTGCTCGACGCTGGTGGCTACTGCATCCGCATATCTGGCGATGGCGAAGTGACAATCTCGCCGAAGCCGCAGGGCGGCGAATGGGAGCCATACGATACTAAGGCAGCCCTCTTCCCAGGGGTCGAGAGGGAGCTCGACCTCACCGCAATACCGAACGTCTACAGGGCGTACTCGGAGACCTCGTGGGCAGAGGCCGTGAACGACTCGGCCGACTCGTCCATATCCACCGTTTCGAGGGGGCGCAGGGTCGAGATGGTCGACACGTCCCCGACCAGAATCAACGGCGAGACACTTGCCCAATATTGCGCAAGGAGGCTGGAAGAGGAGTCGACGCTATTCCGCTCGTTCACGTACACGCGGGAATTTGACCCCGATACCAGACCGTTCGACATCGCAAAGGAGTCGCTTCCCGAGATCGGCATGGAGGGCGATATGAGGATAGTCTCGCAGTCAATCGAGTGCGGGCCGTCCGTCAAGGTCACGCAGAAATCCAGCATCGAGGTCAAGGAGTTCACGGCATGAGCATGGACCAGAAAGCGGTCAAGGCCATACAGGACGCCATCGACCAGAGGATAAAGACGTCGAACTCGAAACGCGCCTCTACTCACATGGCCGAGGTCGTGGAGGTCGACAAGCAGGGGACCGTCTGGGTCCACATCTTCGGCGGGGCCGAGAGGACGCCTGCCACCAAGTCGCTCGTCCACGTCGAGAAGGGCGACCTCGTAACCGCGACGATAGAGGACGGGTCCGTCACCGTGATGGGATCCCCATCGTCGCCGGCAGCATCCGAGAAACAGGTCGTGAAGGTCGCCGAGGACGCGGAGCAGGCGTTGACGGACGCCGAGGAAGCACACGACGCGGCTCAGAGCGCACTCGCCAGTGCCGCCGTCGCAGCGCAGGCCGCTGACGACGCGCAGTCATCTGCCACGACCGCGAACAAGGCGGCGAACTCGGCGCTCGACCAGCTCGGCGTAGTCCAGGACGTAGTGGGCGTGCTCAACTACGTCGCGGAGCACGGCGGATTCGTACAGACGCAGGACGCGGAGATCGTCGAGGGCAAGGTCTACTTCACGCTCGACTCCCAGACTGGCGACTACGTTCCCGTGGTCGACCCGCAGGCATCGGCCCTCTCCACCTACTACGAGGTGTCCGAGGACTACGACGACGTGATGGGCGACTTCATCATGGCGCACCTCGCAGTCACCTCGCGTGGCCTGTGGGTGCTCCCGTCTGGCATGGGAAGCTCGACAACCCCTATATCTGGGGAGAGTCAGGCGGACTCCGACGCGAGGCAGGGGAGCGGCTACAAGATGCTGCTGGCATCCAACGGCACGTACATCTACGACTCGACGGGCGCCCTGGTGATAACGTACGGCCAGAACATCGAGCCGTCCGTCGACAGGCCGTTCTACATCGGAGACCCGAACTCCACGAGCTACATCCTGTTCACGCCCGCATCCGGCTCGACGCCAGCGAGCATATCAATCGGCGGCGCGGTGAAGATAGGCAGTAACAAGACGCTCTCGGAGCTTCTGACCGCAGCAGACATCACGGTCACGCAGAACCCGACGGCCACGGGCTACGACGTCGACATCGCAGGCAACACGTTCAGCCTGGTCAACGGCGCAGCAGGAGCCACGGGAGCCACAGGTGCAACTGGCGACACGGGCTTGGCTGGCGAACGCGGCGGCATCTACCTGAAGGTCACGACCGCGCCGAGCAGCTACACGACCAAGGTCGGAAACTTCACGCCATCTTACCGAATATCGAAGTCTACGGTGCTGTCGCAGAGCGGTTCGTCCGACGTCAAGGTAGGCGACGTGATCGAATACTCGTACTACCACTATCAAATCGGCTACGTCGATTCGAGCTACGTTTACACGACGGCAAGGCAGAGCTTCAGGGGCGCTGCTGGAACAACTGGCGCTACAGGCGACACGGGAGCTACAGGCGACACGGGTGACACAGGTGCTACTGGTGATACTGGTGATACTGGCGCAACGGGAGCGACAGGCGCTACAGGCGCTACAGGCCAGACAGGAGCGACAGGACAGACAGGTGCGACAGGAGATACAGGTGCCACTGGGGCGACGGGCGCTACTGGCGCGACTGGACCCGAGGCCGTTGTGACGGTCTACCCGACCGCAATCGACTGGGCGGCGAATACCGCCACCCTCGCCGTCATGCTCCGCGTGAACGGAACCATCACCACGCCGACGAGCTACAAGTGGACGAAGGGAACGTCCACAACGTCGCTCGGCACCTCGTCGACTCTGTCAGTCACCGACCTCGACGCCGTGTACCACTGTACCGTGACATGGTAAGGAGCGACATGAAGATATTCATAGCAGTCCCGACGTTCGAGACGATCACTCCCGACACATTCAAGTCGATCTACGGACTCGACAAGTGCGGCCATTGGTGCGTGTTCGACTTCGTGCGCGGCTACGACTGCGCTACGGCGAGGAACGACATAGCCAAGCAGACGAAAGCCGAGGGAGCCGACTACGTTCTCATGGTCGATTCGGATGTCGTTCTTCCCAGCGACGCGCTCCGCAACCTGCTGGAAGAACCGGTCGACGTGTGCCTGGGCTACTACGCCCACAGAACATATGGGAAATGGACCGGCGAAGTGACCATGTACCGCCTGGGGGAGCGCGACTACACGCAGCAGTACCAGGCGTCCGAGATGGCCGCTTTCAGGGCATCGGGGGTCAACCGCGTGGAGATACACGGCGGCGGTCTCGGATGCGCGTTGATAAAGGCCGACGTGTTCGACCGCATAGAGTTCCCGTACTTCGACTGGGTCAACTACGGAAACGGGATGCTCTTGGGCGAGGACACGCACTTCTGCTCGCGCTGCGCTGCTGCGGGCATACCGATATACGTCGACACCCGCGTCACGTGCGGCCACGTGATGCGCAAGATTGAATGGGCGGTGTGATATGGCAACACAGACTGGAAGCTACGACTTCATGGCGGCGAAGGCTGTCCAAACAAACCTCGACAACATGGAGGTCGGCGGGAGGAACCTGCTCAGATTCACAAGCAACCCAAGCTGCTCAGGGGCATATACAACATTTAGCAGCGGAACCGAGCCGACTGGGTGGTATTCCTACCAGACGAACAACAACGTGACGTGCGTGCGAACAGATGACGGCATAAAGATTACATCCAACCAGAACGCCGCAAACGGTTTGGTAGTTCCGCTGTGTTCCGAAGGAGCTATTGAGTCAGGTCAGGAGTACACGCTCCGGTTCACGTACAGATGCGAGGGAACGTTCTACGAGAGGGCAGTCTACCTGCTCGGGCGTTCTGGCAACGTGTACACAAACTTCTCGGCATCTGATTTTGACATGACAGGCCAGTGGGCCGAGTTCGTGCACACATTCAAATGGACGGTTGCGAGCGGCAACAAGGCTTACGCGTTGCTCATCCCGTACTTCCGATACTTCTGGTTCGAGATGAAAGACGGGTCGCTCAAGCTCGAGAAGGGCAACGTCTCAACAGATTGGACGCCTGCCCCGGAAGACTTGTCAAAGGAAGCACTCGCGCTCAGCGAGCCGAACCTGGCGCCGTTCTTCTCGATGCCGCCAGGCGATGGATCGTACTGGTTCGCGACCACGAACCTAAAGACGTACTGCACCACACTCGACAACGGGTGGGCGCGGGTGTCAACGACGAGCTTGAACTTGAACGTGTCACCGCTGAAAGCGACGTGCATAGACGTAGTTGAGCCATCGTCCGACTACACGGTGCTGCTCGAAGTGAGGAACAGCACAGTCGCCGGCTCCGTCAAACTGAGCATCTACACAGCTAACAACTCCATGTGGGACGCATCTGCCGAAATCGCCGTAACAGGAGACGGCGAGTACAGGCTCAAGTCCAAGACAAAGGCAGATTTGACCGCAGCAGCCATCACGCACCTTCGGGTCTTCCTCAACGCATCTGGTACGGGCGGTTCCTTCGCGGGCGATGTGAGAATAAGCCTATACAAAGGGGAATACAACGGCCCTTACAAGCCCTATGTCGGCAATCTGCTGTACGCTTCGCAGACGGATGTAGCCGAAGCCGCCGCCGTCGCGGGCAACTACATCTGGGAGTCCGCGCTGAACGACATGTGGCTGCACTCCGAGGACCACGGCCCCGATACCGACCCGAACTCGGAAACATACGGCCAGGCGACGGCGGACACTTACGGATGGCGCATCGGCAGCGTGTTCGAGCTTGTGAGGGCTGGCCTGAGCTACATGATGCTCTGGGTCGAAAGCTCCGTCACGAAGCTCAGGCTCGGCCTTGCCACAGCGGGGCATGCCATCTTATCGCCTGACGGCATGGAGGTGTTCGCCGGCACGAACGGCGCTGACAGCGTGGCGAAGTTCGGCAGCACCACGAGGGTGGGCACGTCGAGCGGCAAGCACATCGGCATCGACAGCTCGTCTGGCGTGGCCGTGATGGACGGCAGCGACGAGGTCGCAGGCTTCGGCTCGACCCTCCACATCGGCAAGGTGGCGAACGACTCGCGCTACTTCGCAATCGACTCGAACGGCAACGGAACGTTCCACGGCTCGAAGCTCGACATATTCGACTATCCTTACGACGCTGGTACAGAGCTGTCGAAGGGCACTATCCGCCACCACTACGTCAAGGTGGCCAACAACGACAACAACCAGAGCCTCCACGCCGTCTCGCTTTACGCCAGCGCATCAGACACGAGGGTAGGTCTATACGACGAGACCAACTCGAAGTGGATCCTGCAGTCCATGTTCCAAGACCCTGACGTCAACGTGCTCGTGACCATTCCGCAGAGCTTCGCCATCGGCAAGCGCATGTACTTGCCGAACGGAACGGAGATCTGGGACAACGCGCAAGGCGTGACGCACTTGCTCACGCCGACCGTCTCGAACAAGAAGGCTGAGTTCACCTTCGAGCCTGACGGCAAGATATACCGCAGGACTTCCACCAACGGCGGCACGTCCTGGACCAGCTGGACATCGATCGCTGGTTAGGGGGTGATTGAGTGGAGACTACTCTGCACTACATCCAGTTCAGCGAAATCGGGGTGACGTTCGCGGTCATTGTGGCCGCGATGACCTTCGTGGTGCTGACATGGAACGCTGTCAAGGCGATCCTGGACTGGAGGGCATTGGCGAAAAAGCCGACCGTCGACCGCATCTCGGAGCAAGACGAACGCATCGACGACCACGAGCAGCGCATCGCAAATTTGGAGAGCTGCTGCGATGAGGTTCACGGAAAGCTCCAGAACGACCGGAAGTTCCAGGAGGAGGAAAAGGAGTTCAACGTCATCATGCTCGAAGCCGTGGGCCAGCTCATGAAGCACGCCCTCGACGGCAACGACACGGACGGCCTGAAAGCGGCAGACGAGAAGATCGACAAGTACCTGCGCGAGAAGTCGCAGAGATAGGAGACACGAATGAGCGAGAGAACCAAGGCAATCATCACAATCGTCATCACGGCGGTGCTCAACATCGCCAACCTGTACGGCTTCGCAGTCGACGCTGGCGCCGTGGTCAACGCCGTGCTGACCGTCCTCAGCTTCATCTGCATCGCATGGAGCTGGTGGAAGAACCAGAACGTGACGCAGGAGGCACAGACCGCGCAAATCTACCTGAACAAGTTGAAGCTGGAGAAGAAGGCCGTCAAGTTCAGGGAGCAGAACGATGGCAAGTAACGCCGAGATGGTCGACTACATCTGGCCCATCTCGACCAACTACGTGTTCGGCGGTTCCCGTTACTCACCGTACAACACGGACTGCTCTGGCATGGTGTGCGCTGCCTTCTGGCACGTCCACGGGATAGACCCCTCGTTTTTAGGTGACTGGACTGGCGCACAGTGGAACAGGGGACTGCTCAAGCAGCTCTGGTGGGGTCAGACGCCATACCTTCCCTGGGACATCATGCAGAAGGGCGACGTTATATTCACCAGCACATCAGCGCCCAGTTTCAACACGGGGCAGAACAGCCACGTCGGGTTCTACACGGGCGACCCCAATGCTCCGTTCCTCAGCCATTTCGCCAATGGTGGGCCGTACGTCACGGCTGTGAACGGCGTCTACGGTGGAAACGAGAAATACTTCGGAGTGGCGCGCTATGTGCCAGGAAGCGAGGACGACATGGACAAAACCGAACTCATCAGCACGAGGGACGACGGCAACATCCCAGCGTGGGAAGCTTGGAGCTGGGCGTACACCTACGCGAAGGAAGCCGCCGCCGCCGCTGGCGGCAAGTCGCTGCTGGAGAAGGAAATCAACACCCAGGCATCGGGTAACATCCCCGTCTGGCAGGCAATTTCCTGGTCGTACACCTATACGAAGCAGCTGAACGACAAGATTGCCGAGATGCAGAAAACCATCGACAAGCTCAAGGTTTCGGGAGCAACCATCGACTACGACAAGCTGGCGAACTCCGTGGCGGACAAGATTGCAGCGAGGATGAAGGCTTAGATGGACACCGCGATTCTATGCGTCGGCGGCATCGTCTTCATCGCGGTAATCCTTTGGTCGCTGTGCACGCCACCGAGGTACTAGGAGGGACAAATGGAAATCGGATCGAAAGGGCTCCAGGAGGTGAACCTGGTTATCCCGCAGGAGACCTCGCTCACCTTCGACATAGTCCACAAGACGGAGGATGGAGAGGTTGTCGATCATTCCAACTCCGTTGCGCACATGGCCTTCCAGTCAACCGACAAGAAGACCACGTACCCGCTCGACTCGTGCTGCGATTGCAACGACGAGCGCATACGCGTCACGATTCCCGCGACAGTGACCGAGTCCATGCCGCTCGGCAAGATGCTCTGGGACTTGATTGTTACCACGGAGCTGGGCGAGCAGCCCCGCGTCTGCTACGGAAAGGTCACCATCGTCGACACGTATGCGCTGGACGAGGAGTAGCACATGGCAGTAGAGATACGTCACAGCGGCGAGACCGTCGAGGTCTTCTCGCTGAAGGGGACGGTGGAGGCGAGGAGCCCCAGCTACGGGGTGGACGTGGTCTCGGGCGTGCTCATCGGGGGAGTTCCCTACGAGGAGAGCTACGAGGTCACGCCCACGATGGAGGAGCAGGTGCTCCAAACGCGCTCCAAGACGATGCGCGACGACGTGACGGTTCACTCGATACCGTACACGAAGACATCCAACCCATCAGGCGGCTACACGGCGATCATTGGAGGATAAAATGACCAACCAGTACGTGAACAAGGTAATCCTCGGGGAAGAGACCCTCATCGACATCTCCGACACACAGGCAGTCGCCGCTGACGTCCTCAGCGGCAAGAAGTTCTACCTCAAGAGCGGCCAGGCAACGACCGGCACCTGCACCTACGACGCCAACACCTCGGACGCGACGGCCAGCGCGGGCGAAATCCTCGCCACCAAGACGGCCTACGTCTCGGGCGCGAAGGTGACTGGCTCGATGGCGAACCGCGGTTCCGTGACAGGTACCATCTCGACCAAGTCCCAGCAGTACACCATCCAGGAAGGCTACCACGACGGTTCGGGCAAGGTCTCCATCAGCTCGACGGAGCAGGCGAAGATCATCGCAACGAACATCCGCCAGGGCGTCACCATCCTCGGCGTGGAAGGCTCGATGAGCGGCACCGAGGACATGGATATCGAGCCTGCGAAGAGCGTCACCCCGACCCTGGAGGCCCAGACCGTCCTCCCTGCAACGGGCTACGACGGCATGGCCCAGGTCAACGTCGCAGCAATCCCAGTGACCCGCTCGGACAACGCTCAGGGAGGCGTCACGGTCACGATCGCGGCGGCGTAGCATGGCGAACCAGTACAACAACAAGGTCGTGCTGGGCAGCGAGACGCTGATTGACATAACCGACACGACCGCCACCGCGTCGGACGTGGCCCAGGGCAAGTACTTCTACCTCGCGTCGGGGCAGAAGGTGCAGGGCACCAACCAGGGCGGCGGGGTAGTGGACGCAGGCCAAGTCTACCAAGACGCGAACGGCTACCTCGTCTTGGACGATGACGCGCCGAGCACCATCACGGTCGAAGCGTTGAACGTGACCACGAACGGCACGTACACCGCGCCGACTGGCAAGGCATACAGTCCCGTCACGGTCAGCGTGAGCGGCGGCGGGGGCGGCGGCGACATGAGCGACCCGATACGCTTCTTCGACTACGACGGCACGCTGGTGGCGAGTTATTCGAGCGTTCCAGCTTCGTTACCTAGCGTTCCCACTCACACGGGACTCACGAACGGGACGTGGAACCACACCTTGCAGCAAGTGACAACGCAGTTCAACGCGATGGGTACGTGCGACGTGGGCGCGAACTACGACACGGTATCGGGAGCAACCGAAATCGACATAGAGCTGCAAGACGGCAGGCTCCACCCGTACCTCTCGCTCGCCGTCAACGGCACGGTGGAAATCGACTGGGGCGACGGCTCGACTCCCGACACGTCAACTGGAACCTCGCTCACCACGTGCAAATCGGATATACATCACGAGTACGCTACTGCTGGCAGCTACACAATCAAGATAACCAAGACGAGCGGGACGGGTTACTCACTGTACTGCACATCGACATACCCGCTGCTGAACAAGCAGGTCGCGACTAGTAATGCGAACCGCGTGTACTCCAATTGCGTCAAGGCCGTGAGGGTGGGCGAGGATTGCACCATCGGCAGCAGCGCATTCTATTACTGCTACTCGCTGCAATCGGTGAGCATCCCATCGAGTGTCACGTCAATCGGCACCAGTGCGTTCTCATCCTGCTCCTCGCTGCAATCCGTCAGCATCCCATCGAGTGTCACGTCAATCGGCGGCAGCGCATTCTATAACTGCTACTCGCTGCAATCCGTCAGCATCCCATCGAGTGTCACGTCAATCAGCACCAGTGCGTTCTCATACTGCTCCTCGCTGCAATCGGTGAGCATCCCATCGAGTGTCACGTCAATCGGCAGCAGCGTATTCTATAACTGCTACTCGCTGCAATCCGTCAGCATCCCATCGGGAGTCACGTTAATCGGCAGCAGCGCATTCTATAACTGCTACTCGCTCGTCACGCTATCGTTCGGCACGTCGCTGGCAACGATAGCCAGCAAGGCGTTCCAGAACTGCTACGGCATGGCAGAGTACCATTTCGCTGCTACTACAGTGCCGACGCTCTCAGCAACGGATGTTTTCAGCAACATCCAGTCCGACTGCGTTATATACGTCCCTTCATCGAAGTTGACCGATTACCAGACAGCCGAGAACTGGTCAACCTATGCGTCGTACATGGTAGGTGAGTGACATGGTTATCTATGAGACAACAACCATCAACGGGCAGACGTTCGAGCACGTGTACTCCGATGCTGGCAAGTACCTGGTGAGGGACGGTCAGCAATGGGAGGAAGTCTACAACCCGCTCGGCACTGGCAGGACGTACACCGAGGGCGAGCTGATACCCGAAACCGAAGCAAGCGCCGATGAAGTCCTGGACGTTCTGTTAGGGGGCATCGATGATTAGCCTGAGACACGCCATGAAGCTACGGGCGGTGATGGAGCGGCAGGCAGAAACGCTCACCGACGATGCGGCGCTGGAAGTGCCAGAAATGTTCCCTAAATGGACTCCACGCGCCTACGAGATGGGCGAGAGGGTGCGCTACCAGGGCGTTCTCTACAAGTGCGTCCAGGCACATCCGCAGAACGAGACGTACACGCCCGACGCGGCGGTGAGTCTCTGGGCAGAAGTGCTCAACGACGAGATACGCGAATGGGTGCAGCCGGACTCGACAAACCCATACATGAAGGGCGACAAGGTCACCCACAACGGCAAGGTGTGGGAATCGCAAATCGACTACAACGTTTACGAGCCTGGAACGTTCGGCACCGAGACGCTGTGGACGGAGGTATAAATGACCGACACACTCGAAGTATTCGGCACCGAGTTCACCAACGTCACTGGCATCAAGGCATACGACGAGAACTCGACGCTGAAAACGTACATCAGGCCGCAAGGCACCAAGTCCATCATCACCAACGGGACGGGCATCGACGTGACCGAGTACGCGGCTGTCGATGTGGCCGTGCCCAGCGGCTCTCCTTCCCTGCAATCCAAGAGCGCGACCCCCACGGAGTCGGCGCAGACCATCGAACCCGACTCGGGCTACGACGGCCTCTCCAGCGTGAGCGTGGGGGCCATCAGCAGCACCTACGTCGGCAGCGGCATCGACCGCAACGACTCGACCGACCTCACGGCATCGGGGGCGACCGTCTCCGTGCCAGCGGGCTACTACGCTGAAGCGGCGAGCAAGGCCGTGGCGTCTGGTTCGGTTGGAACGCCGACCGCAACCAAGGGCACGGTGTCGAACCACGCCGTCAGCGTCACCCCGAGCGTCACCAGAACGGCTGGCTATATCAATGGCGGCAGCAGCACGGGCATTGATGTGACCGTCTCGGCGAGCGAGTTGGTGAGCGGAACTTACACCGTCGATTCATCGGGCACCAAGGACGTGACGAACTACGCATCGGCCTCCGTGCCAGCAGGGGCGGCTGGAACCCCGAGCGCGAGCAAGGGGACAGTCAGCAACCACGCAATCAGCGTGACCCCTTCCGTGACGAACTCGACTGGCTGGATAACGGGCGGCAGCAAGAGCGGTACGGCTGTGTCGGTCAGCGCCTCGGAGCTTGTGTCTGGGACGTACACGGTCGACAGTTCGGGAACCAAGGACGTGACCAACTACGCATCTGCAAGCGTGGCTGCTGGCGGCGCGACCGCCTCGGCGTCGAAGGGGTCGGTCTCGAATCACTCGGTTTCCGTCACCCCGACAGTCACGCGCACGGCTGGCTGGGTCACGGCTGGAACTGCGGACGGAACCGCTGTCACGGTTTCGGCATCCGAGCTTGTAAGCGGTAGCGAAACCAAGACGGCGAACGGCACATACGACGTGACGAACCTCGCGTCCCTGGTGGTGAACCTCAC